CAGACCCAACAGGTAATAATATTACTGGATATGATTTATATTTAGATGATACATTCCAAGAAACAATGCCTAATACAACAGTAGCTAAGAAAGTAACAGGATTGTCAAGTGGTATAACATATAAGTTTGCAATTAGAGTAAGATACACTATTGGTGGTGTTGTATCATTTTCTAACGACACAATAATATACGAAACAACAAATTAATGATAAAGAATATATTAGAACTTTTAAAATACGCAAACGGAGAAACAGAAAACATCCGTATAGCACAAGGTAAACACAAACTACCTTTAACATTAAGAGAGGGATATAAAGCACTTAAACAAGAAATACAATGGCAGAAGAAAGAACAATTAATTTAAATGTAAATACAAAAGACGCTCAAAAAAATGTCAAGGATTTAGAAAAGGCAGTTGAGGGTGTAAACGAAGAGGTTAAAGAAACAACAGAATCAAGTTCTGAACTCACAGGACAACTTGATAATCTTACAGGCGGTGCTATATCTAAGTTTAAGGCTTTTAAAACATCTTTAAAAGGAGTTACTGGTGGTTTTAAAACAATGAGAGCTGCTATTATCTCTACAGGTATTGGACTTTTAATAATTGCTATAACATCTCTTATAGCTGCTTTCAAAGGTAGTGAAGAAGGGCAAAACAAGTTTGCTAAACTTACTACCATTATAGGTGCTGCTGTTGGTAATTTAGTAGATTTATTAGCAGATTTAGGCGAGGGTATAATAAACGCTTTTACAAACCCTATAGAAACTATTAAGAATTTTGCTAACTCTGTAAAAACTTTTGTAGTTGATAGAATTACTGGCACAATAGATAGTATTGGTTTACTAGGCAGTGCAATAAAAAAAGTTTTCAGTGGAGATTTTAAAGGTGCTTTAGAAGATACAAAAAAAGGCTTTAAAGGTTTAGTAGATAATTCTCCTTATGGAATAATAAGAGATGGGGTTAAAAGTGCAACAGAATCTGTTAAAGATTTTATTAAAGAACAAGACAAAGAATTAAAACAAGCTGCTGCTGTTGCTGATATGAGAGCTAAGGCAGATAAGATAGAAAGAAAATTAATTGTAGATAGGTCTAAATTAGAAAGTGAAATTGCAAATTTAAGACTTAAATCAAGACAAGAAGAAGAATTTAGTGCTGCCGAAAGAAAACAAGCTTTGCTAGATGCACAGGTTTTAGAAGACCAGCTATTAGACAAAGAAACAGAGTTTTTAGAATTAAGGCGAGATGCACAAATCTTAGAGAATACTTTTAGTAGAAGTAACAAAGAAAACTTAACAAAAGAAGCAGAAGCTATTGCAGCAGTAAACAGACAACAAGCTGCGAGAGCAAACACAGCAAGACAAGTACAAAGGGAAGTCAATACTATTAGCAAACAAATAGAAGCTGAAAATAAAAGAATAGCTAACGAAGAAAAAGCTGAAAAAGATAAAATAGCAGCAGATGAAAAATTACGTTTAGAAAGTATTCAAAAAATTAGAGATGAGTTTGCAGCTAAACAAAAGGAGAAAGAAGCAGAAACAGAGTTAGAAAAACTTGCCTTAGAAGAAGAAAAGAAACTTGATGAGCTTGACAAACTTAATGCAACAGAAGAACAAAAACTTGAAATACTAACTTATTATGCTGGACTAAGAACAGACTTAGAAGAAAAGGAAAATAAGAAAAAAGAACAATTAGAAAAATTAAGAACACAACAAACATTAGGAGATGCTAAAAACACATTTAACCAAATAGCAAATTTAGCTGGTAAAGATAGTAAAGTTGGTAAGGCTTTAGCTTTAGCAAGTGCTACTATTAGTGGAGTAGAGGGTGTACAAAATGCTTATAGTACTGCACAGAAATCTCCTATAACAGCTGTATTTCCAGCATATCCAGTTGTACAGGCTGGTTTAGCTGCTGCTGTTGCTGCAAAAAATATAGCCACAATTAGAAAAACTGACCCTACTGGTGGTGGTGGTGCTTCAGTATCTAACATTGCTGCTGCTGGTGGAGGTGGTGCATCACAACCCCCATCATTTAATATTGTAGGTGCAAGTGATACAAACCAATTAGCAGATGCTATAGGTGGTCAAACACAACAACCAGTACAAGCGTATGTAGTAGCTAATGATGTAACAACAGCACAAAGTTTAGAGAATAATATTGTTGAGGGTGCGACATTAGGATAAATACAAAATAAATTAAAAACTATTATATATTAATATGCGAATAGTAGAACTAATATTAGACGAAGAACAAGAAATAGGGATAGAAGCTATATCAGTAGTAGAAAACCCAGCAATAGAAGAAGATTTTATTGCACTTAAATCACAAGAGTTTAAACTTGCTGAGGTAGACAAAGAGAAGCGCATATTAATGGGTGCTTTACTTATTCCAAATAAGCCTATATACAGAAGAAACGGAGAAGATGAGTATTACATATATTTCTCAAAAGATACTGTATTAAAAGCCTCACAAATGTACTTAATGCAAGGCAAACAAAACAACTCAACCTTAGAACACCAATATCAAATAAACGGACTTAGTTTAGTAGAAAGCTGGATAGTAGAAGATAAGGTACACGATAAGTCTGTAAAGTATGGTATGGATTTATCATTAGGTACTTGGGTAGGTGCTGTAAAAGTAAACAACGATAAGATTTGGGAAGAGTTTGTTAAGACAGGTAAAGTAAAAGGCTTTTCAATAGAGGGTTACTTCGCTGATAAAATGGAAAGACCTAAAGAGGCTATCAAAGATTTTAGTAGTGATAAAATTCTACAAGAGATAGACCAAGAAGAAGCAGAGTATTTGTTAGGTCAAGTAAAAGCTATTATTAAAAACGATAAGCGTGTTAAGGGTGGTAAGAAGATGATACTTGAGAGTTATGCAGACTATCCAAGTGGTGTTAAAAATAATGCAAAGAGAGGCTTAGAGTTAAACGAGAAAGTTAATAACAAGTGTGCGACACAAGTAGGAAAAGTAAGAGCGCAACAATTAGCACAAGGCAAAGCGATAAGCAAAGAAACTATAAAACGTATGTATTCTTATTTATCAAGAGCAGAGGAATACTATGATGAGGGAGATACTAAGGCTTGTGGTACTATTTCATATTTACTATGGGGTGGTAAAGCTGGTAAAAGATGGTCAGAGAGTAAACTAAAAGAATTAGGAGAAATAGAGTTAGCAAGTGAAATTGTTAGTGATACTATGGCTATTATTGATGATAGGTTAGCTTATGCAACTAAAGAACTTGCTATAAAAGCTGCACAAGATATAGGATGTGATAAATACCACGAACACGAGTTTGAGGGTAAGACTTGGTATATGCCTTGTGAACAACACAACCTTAAAAAACCTTGTACTGCTGGATATGAACAATATGGAATGAAAATGAAAAATGGTAGATTAGTCCCTAATTGTATTCCTATAAAATGAGAAAGCTAATTAAGAAATTTATAACACCAAGTAAAACAAGTCCTAAAGGTGGTCGTAGAGGGTGTTTATGTAAAGACAACAAATACTCTATAAAGTGCTGTGATGGTAGTTTACACGCTCAAGGTATAGGAAAAGTATAAACGAAAATGCAAAATTAATTTTTAACACTTATATATTAATATGAACACGAATGATATGATTAGTAAAATCAAAGATGTTTTAAACTTATCCGAAGAAGTTAAGTTAGAACAACAAACGTTAGAAAATGGTGCTGTTTTAGAAGCAGAATCATTTGAGGCTGGTAAAGAAATCTTTATCGTTACAGAAGATGAGAAAGTAGCTGTACCAGTAGGAGAATACGAAATGGAAGATGGTCGTATTTTAGTAGTAGCAGAAGAAGGTCTTATTGCTGAAATCAAAGAAGCTGGAGAAGAGCCAGAAGAAGAGGTAGAAGCAGAAGAAGAAGAAAAAGAAGAAATGGGATATGCTACTAAAGAAGAATTAGCTGAGGTTAAAGAAATGATTGAAGAAATCAAAGCTATGTTAGAGCCTAAGGAAGAAATGAGTGAGGAACTAAACCCTGATGAGTTAGGAAATCTTATGACTGAGGAACTATGCAAACACGACAAAGTTGAGTTAAGCGAAGTACCAGAAGAAGTTAAAGAGGAACTAAGCGAACCAGCAGCAGAGCCTATTCAAGCTAATCCAGAGGCACAAACTGTAAAAAATAATTTCAAGTTTGCTACAAAAAGAAAACTAAGCACACTTGATAAAGTAATGAATAAAATAATTAATAACTAAAAATTAAATAAAATGCCAAATCCAACTATTACTAGTTCTTCATATGCTGGAGAATTTGCTGGGAAGTACTTAGGTGCTGCCCTATTATCTGCTTCAACGTTAGACGCTGGGGCTATATCAATTTTGCCTAACGTCAAGTATAAAGCTGCTATGAAAGTAGGTGCTTTTTCTAACTTGGTTCGTTCTGCTGATTGTGATTTTGATTCAACTACTTCTGGTCTTACATTGACTGAGAAAGTATTAACTCCAACTGAGTTACAAGTAAACTTACAAATTTGTAAAAAAGAATTACATTCTGACTGGGAAGCTGCTCAAATGGGATTCTCTGCTTTCGATAGCCTACCTCCACTATTCTCTGATTACGTTATTTCAAGAGTAGCTGCTGAAGTAGCTCAAGCTACAGAAAACTCTATTTGGAGTGGTGCTTCTGGAGAAGGAAACTTTGATGGTTTTTCTACTCTTTTAGCTGGAGATGCAACTGTTGTAGACGTAACTGGAACTACAGTAACTTCTTCTAATGTTATTGATGAAATGGGAAAAATCGTAGATGCTGCTAATGCTGCTGTATTAGGAAAAGAAGATTTAACTCTTTACGTTTCTAACAATATGGCAAGAGCATACATTCGTGCTTTAGGTGGTTTTGCTACTAACATAGGTGCTAATGGTGTTGATAACAAAGGTACTACTTGGTACAATGGTGGTGCTTTAACTTTTGAAGGTATCAATATCTTTGTAGCTCAAGGTTTAGGAGATAACAAAGCTGTATTAGCTCAGAAGTCTAACTTATTCTTTGGAACTGGTCTATTAAACGACAGAAACGAGGTTAAAGTTATTGATATGTCTGATATCGATGGCTCTCAAAACGTAAGAGTTGTAATGAGATATACTGCTGGTGTACAAACTGGAATAGGGTCTGATATCGTATATTACGCTTAATAATCAAATTAACTAACATAAAGAGGGTGGGCAAAACTGCCTACCCTTTTTTATTAAAACAAATAATATGGCTTGTGCAATAACAAAAGGTAGAGGGGTTGGATGTAAGACTGCCTTTGCTGGAATTAAAAATATTTACATCTTAGATTATAGCTCTACTATTGCTGCTTTAAGCGATTCAAGTGGAACTATAACCTTACCAACTGATGCTTCTGCTGAGTTCTTTAAGTTCGAGGTAAAAGGTGGTCAGTCATCTCTTGAAACAGTAGTAAACTCATCAAGAGAAAATGGAACTACATTTTACGAAAGTACATTAAACGTTACTTTCCAAATATTAGACGTAGAAACTCAAGAAGAGATTAAACTTCTTAATAGAGGTAGAGCGCATTACGTTGTAGAAATGTACCCTAATGGTGCTGGAGTTACTAAGTACTTATTAGTAGGTAAAGACAATGGTGCTGAGATTACAGGTGGTACAATCGTAACTGGTGCTGCCGCTGGAGATTTACAAGGATTTACATTAACAGCAGTTGCAACAGAGGTATTTCCTCCGTTCTTCTGTACTGTACCAGATGTAAGTGCTACTACTTCAATTAGTCCAGCTTAGTAGTTTATTTATATTTAAAATTAGCCTTTCTTTTTAGAGAGGCTTTTTTTAT